TTCATCTTACGCTCAATCCAACGGATAGAGACTTGACCAGAAAGCGTAATCGCCTCCGCATTGGCCAGTTTATAGTACCTAAAATACTGATTACCGATAGCACCATAAGCAGAGTTGAGTGAGTTCTTCTTAGCCATCTGGATATTGTTGCACCGTGCAATCTCTTTCTCCAGTGCCTTAGTAGGAGTTTTTTCATATTGCTGCTTTGCCTGAAGCATTCGCTTCTTAAAGATTACACGATCGCCATACATTTTCTCCATGAGTTCTGGCAGAAACCCACGTACATCTTTGCGGTACATTGCGCCATTGGCACACACCGCATTATCTTTATACAACTCAAAACTTATTTCTTCATTAAGTATTTTATCCACTGTTGCTGTGGGATGACGTTCTTCCAATAATGTTTCTGGGGAAATATTGTACTGCATAATGAGATGAGGGTATAGACTGTTAAGGTCAAAACTGACAACCCAATCATACTTTCCCGGAATCGGTTCCTTGACATATGCACCTGCATACTTTTCGTTTTTATCAGATCTAATCTTAGGCGGAATAACAATGTCCCGCTTCTTTAGATAGTTATAGATAATGGTATCCCACATACGAACTTGATAAAACACATCTGCATAATTAACTTTGGCGTCATATGCCATAGTCAATGCAAGTTCGATTAGTTTCATCTTGTCTTCCAGACGGTCAACAAGTTCTACGTCAACGATGTTATACTCAATAAACTTCTGCCATCCCTTAGTATAAAAGTCTTTAAAGGTATCGAACTCACTATGATCTAGTTTCTTTTGTCCTAGTTCTACCTCAGCAATATAATCCAATCGATAGGATTCTTGTGCCTTGTATGTAAATTTCTTATACAAATCAAGATAATCAAGTTGAGTCAATCCACCTACATCAAAGGTGACATGTTCCCGACCCTGAATGAAAATCTTTCCTTCAGTCACAAGTCCCCAGTTAGAGAAACGTTTCATTAGTTTCTCACCTAGGACACGATTAAGTCTCTTACAGATATATGGAATATCAAACAGTTGGATATTCCAACCAGTTACAACATCAGGAACATCCTGCATCCAGTAATTAATAAAATCACCAAGTAACTGTTGCTCTGTTGGACAGTGGCGATAAGTGACATTCTTTTGCTTGTTTACAAAAGGTTTTACACCCCAAGTAATAATCTTCTTAGTGGTGTAGTCCTGAATAGTAATGGCAAGAATTTCTTCTGACGCTGATTCAACATCAGGGAATCCTTTCTCTGCTGTGGTCTCAATATCAAGAGTTACAAGTTTGATTTGACTGATATCAAACTTGATTTCATTTTCAGGATACTTTTCAGAAATGTATTGATAGATGTATCGATCATTTCCGTAGATAGGAAATCCTTCAACCTCATCATATTTCTTAAAGAACTCACGACAATCTCTCACCTGACCAGGTTTAACTGGTTCAACAGATTCTCCGTCAAGCGTTTTATATTTTGATTCTCTCTTTGACCTAACAAACAGTGTTGGATAAAATTCATCACGATGCTCATACCTTTTTCCATTGTCAACTCCTCTAACGAGGACTTGATTTCCAATCAACTGAACATTAGTGTAGAAACGCATTACTTGGTTAACTCTTCGTACTTTTCAACTAGGGTGGGCATAGGTTCTGTAAGAGTAATAATCTTATCAGAACTGATCATAAAAATGTCTTCACGAGACACAGAAATTAACCATGGTTGCAGTGTTCCATCTTCTTTAAGAACAAACGGATTAGTCAATTTACAGTCCGGTTGTCCAATGTCTGCTCCAATTTCATCAATCTGACTGATCAGAATTTGGTTGGTCGTCAGTAGAATTGCCTTGATTATCTTTTCCATAGTTTACGATGTCTTCGATGTACATTTCTTTAAGTTTTACTGTTGGATTGACCATGGTGATCACCCAGTCAGCAGGGACGGGAATATCCTCATCTGGAGTCAGGGGAATCCAGGGGAACATGGTTACTTCATATCCTGCTCGTTTCTCTTTAGAGTCCTCTTTGATAACATTAGGATTGACCATCTTAACGATGCATGGTCGATTCATGTAATAACCAATAACTCTTTTGTTTTCTTCGCCACCCACACACATTTCAGAAACATCAGTGATGATGTCTTCACCTGACTTGAGCAGCATCAATTTAATTGTCATAACGCAATCTAACCTCCATATATTTTAGCAATAAAAAGGAGGGGCGTCAACTGGATTTGGCCAGTTGCCCCTCCGTCTGCGACGACGATATTCAGTTTTATTTAGATATAATCTTTACGAGCATGATGTTCAGGGACAATCTTCTTAACAAGGATAGAGAGAAGTCCATTTTCAAAATTCACATCTGTCACTTCAGTTCCCTCCGCAAGAGTCCAGGATCTTTCAAAGTTCCTGAAAGCAAGTCCTTTGTGGAGGTATTGTCCTTCTTCAGTAGTTGCTTCCTTTTCCCCTTTTACTGTCAGTTTACCATATTCTGTAAATGCCTTAACTTCATCTTTGGTGAATCCAGCAAGAGCAATCTCAAGTCGTGTCTCTGTATTATTTAACTGAACGACATTATACGGAGGATAATTACTTTGTGTTTGGGTCTGAAAAACGTTGGTTAGATAGTCATCTACCCCGATAGAGTTGCGGACAATCTTATCCATCAACTGATCCAAATCGGCAGCATTAAACTTCATTAAGTTAGTCATTTGACTTCTCCTTTTAAAGCGAGAGTGTGTTGTGTGGTCCCCGAAGGCAACCTGGCGTCAAAGGGGGAGTTAACCCCCCTCTCCTCTGACATACTAATTATACAACATATATAAAAAAACGGGGTGTGGAACCCCGTATCTTTTTATTCGGTTTTACTCTTCATCATCAAACGCCATTTCGATTGGTGCGTCTTCATCTTCAATTTGATACATAGACCAAATTTCAAGATTCAAATCGCTTAGTGATTTACGTTGAATCATTTTTGGATTCAAAACCTCCTCAATTGGTTTAAGAACATTGTCTCTCCTAACAACCCAAGTTTTATTAAGTTCTTTCTTGAATTTTGTGCGAGATGCAACAATTTTCTTTGCGTTATTTGAATTATTATCATTGTAAAGAAGGACTTTTACTTTCTTAGGGGTCTTTCCTTCTTCATTTGCTTTATTTTCAAGAGCACAAACTCGATCAATGAGTTTCATAGCATAAGTTCTACAAAAACTAACATTGTCCTGAATAGTGATAACGATATACAAAGTAGTATCATCTTCAAAATCACTAATCTCCCAATCATCAGAGGAATTAATAAAGTTATCCAAATCGGATTTATTACTATTGATAGTCATTTGACCAGCAACTGTATTCTCATCCTTAACAGAATCCATTGCCTTAGTAATGATTCGTTCTACAACAATCTCATTATCGTTATATCTAGTGTAGCAACCCATATGTCTAAGAATTTGCCTACACATGTCTCTTGTCACAATGTTATAATCAAATCTATCTTTTTCATCCCTAAGAATAGAAACGAGAGTTGACTCAAAGTTGTGATCTTTTGTATCTTCTGGGATGGGACCGAAGACATTTCCCCACATCGATGCAATTTTTAAGATGGTAGAGGTAAGAAAATCATTAAAGACGCCACCATCCTTAGGATATGCTCTTTGATATTTTGCGCTTGGTGCTGCATGTACGTTGCTAGATTTACTAGCAAGTTGTCGTATGACACTTAGAGTGTGGCGTCTGTCAAAGATTTGATTTTTTCCTTCAACCTCAACAAAAGGAATTGGCCAGGAAGTTCTATCCCAACCAAAAACTAAGGACCCAGACAATCCAACTAGTTTTTGAGATATCAGGTGTTTAATTCCTCTAACCTGATTCTCGTCTGGAATTACAAGACTTTTAATCGCTATCATCATCATTCCCACGAATGTAAGGAATGGAAATGATGCGTAAATATCATCCTCGCTATCTACGCGAAGATCTTCGTGGGTGAAAGTACCCCACGGCAATTTCTTTGCCATTTTGAATTCTCCAAAGTTATGAGACCCCATTAGAAGTCCCTTGCATCTCTATTTATAACATAAAAAAAGACCCCTGTCAAGGGGTCTGCGGGTTTCCGACTTTCGTAGAGACCGCACGAAAGGTCTCAGTATTATTTAGCTGCTTCTTCTTGGGGTTTGGTCTTTTTCCCAATGTTGTATTTCTGTTCTAGCACCCAATCTCCTTTGTCCTTATATGCAAGAACCTTGATTTGATTCAAGGGAGCAATGTCAAGCACAGTATCCTCTTTAACGACTGAGATAAGTCCCCAGTCGGAAAGCAGACGTGTGATGCGATTACGTCTCTGTACGTCGTTTACAGTAA